CCCACAATTGGTATGTACCGCTGCGCGTGCTCCCACCATATGGGGTACGGTACAACCGTGGAGCGGGCGTACCTGTCCTGGCTCCAACAGCGAGGGTAGCATGGACTTACACATCATGGCCGTGCTGGCCAACCGCCAGCGCTTCAAGAACCTGCGTGACGCGGTGCCTGACCAGATGATCTCTGGTGACGCGGCGGTCATGCTTCAGTGGTACGGGGCGTACTTCGATACGTTCCCTGAGCACAAGGATATCGACTGGGGCAGCATGGCATCGCTCGTGCACATGCGTAGCCAGCGGCAGACCGATGAGCAGAAGGCCATGACGGCCCTGCTGCTGCGGAAGCTGCAAGAGCCAGTCAGCCCGGACATCGTGAACGGCCTGGCAGGGCAGCTCATTGAGCTGGATTTCGCGGGCAAGGCTGGTGCTCTGCTGGAGCGCTACCACAACAACGGTGAGCTTGACATTTCGTACGAGCTTCAGATGCTGGCCGCAAAGACCACGCGCATGAAGGCGGACGGCGGGAAGGCGAACTGGGCCGATGGCAACATCCTCGACTATCTCCGGCTGGAGGAGGATGAGGGCGGGCTGCAGTGGGACCTGCTGCCGAGTCTGCGTGCGAACCTGCGCGGTGTTCAGCTGGGCGACAACATCGGCCTCGCTGCGCCGACCGACAAGGGCAAGACCTCGTTGATCTGCGCGTTGGTGAATGTGTTCCAAAAGCAAGCGAAAGAGTTGCACCCAGGTCGTCCGTCCCTGATCCTCGTGAACGAGGGAACCCAGGAGCGGGTAACGAACCGCATGTACGGCACCGTGGCGGGTGTGGCCCGTGACGAGCTGTGGAAGATGGCGGAGTCGGGTGAACTACAACGTGTGTTCGCTGAGGAGATGGGCGGGCGTGACATGGTGCGCGTGGCGAACATCCACGGCAAGAACACTGCGCAGGTGCAACGGATCATCGAGCAGCACAACCCGCACCTCGTGGTCACCGACATGACGGGGCGTATCCGCGCTAGCTCTAACAAGGGTGGTGCCGCGAACGACTTCAGCCAATTGGAAGAAGTCTGGAACGACATGCGGGAGATGGCTGCAATCCAGCAGTTCGCCCACATGGGCACGGTGCAGGTGTCAGTCGAAGGGTTCAACCAGATGCACCCACCGTTGTCGGCAGTGCAGAACTCCAAGACCGGTATTCAAACTACCTGGGACCTTGGTCTGTTCATGGGTGCGCTGACTAATCCCGACACGCAGGACTTGCGGGGCATCAGTACACCTAAGAACAAGCTGGCAAGGGCGGGACGCAAGTCCCATCAAATGTTGACCGCGCATTTCGATGCCGGTCCTAACGTGTGGACGGAGTACAGTGTATGAAGCAGGACATCGAAGCACTTATCGCGCAGCTGCGGGTGGCGCAGCTGGCTGCCAAGGCCATCGAGAAAGATGATGACCTGGACTACTACGCCGAACGCTTTGCTAGCGGTGCTCGCGGGGACATCGGCGCAGCCATCGAGAACCTAACCGAATTGGCAAATGCTATGGAGGGTCTGTAATGTCCGCAATCCTGATGAAAGGTAAGACCTGGGGCGAGCGGTTCGTAAAGGGCAAGCTGCGGTTCGAGTGGCCGGTATGGGTGGAGCCGAAGGTGGACGACATCCGCTGCCGCGTGTGGGTAGAGCGCTTTGCCAATGGCAAGGTATCTCAGATTCACTTCGACTCGTTCGCCAATAAGCCGCTGGCGAACATGCACTTCTTCGCCCAGCAGTTCACCGACTACTTCAACGAGCGCCATGGGCTGACCCAGCTGGACCTCGGCGTGGAGGTGAACGGTAACTTCAACGACTCGTACCGCTGGGTACGCAGCACGAAGAAAGTGCCCGATGGTCTGCACTCGGCCCAGGTGTTGTTCCACCTGTTCGACCTGCCCGACTACGGTGTCGAGTTCCAGCACCGTCGCCACTTCGTCACGGCCAGCATCGGAGCGCTCCAGAACTACGGTCTGAAGTTCGCCACGTACGCCGGTCTGCTGTGCCACAGCGAGGCAGAGGTGGACGCGGCGTTCGAGACCCTGCGTGCTGCCGGGTATGAAGGCGCGATGGTGAAGACCCGCGACCACATGTACGAGAAGGGCAAGCGCACCTTCGGGTGGTACAAACTGAAGCCAGAGGACACGTACGATGGTCGCATTACTGGGCTTGTCGAGGCAGTTGCCGGGGTTGACCAACCCGAGCTTGGCATCAAAGCAGGTGATCCACTTGGGCGGACGGGGGCAGTCGAAGTCGTACTTGAGGACGGTTCTGTTGCTCGCCCACATGGTATTGCGCATGCGCTGGGCACCGACATGCACAACAATCCCAGTAAGTACATTGGTCAATGGGTTGAGTTTGCCGCTATGGAGCGCGACCGTCAAGGCGGATACCGCCATCCAGTGTTCCGCCGACTGAGGGAGGCTAAGCAATGAAGCAGATTGCACAACTGTTCGGGTCCATGGTTGCCATGGGTTTCGATACCAGTAACTTCGCCGTGGTGGGCGGCTGCCTGCGCGACCGTATGCTGGACCCCCTCGCTGCGCCGAAGGACATCGACGTATGTATAGTGCAGCATGCCCGTGGCGTGTTCAACGAAGTGATGTTGCCAGCTGGCTGGTATGTGGACGCTGAGTTCGACAGCGATTATGGTGGCGAGGCGAAGTCGGAGGACTTCGACAAACGAATCGAGAACGTGCTGAAGTTGCGGTGGCTTGATCCGGAAGCCAAACCATTTGATGCACAGCTGCCACTACAGGTCGATCTGATCTTCGCTAAGGAGCGGTTCGGTAGCGTATTCAAATTCGTGCGCGAGTTTGACTTCAACCTCAACCAGTGGATGCTACCAGCACTTGCAATTATCTGTCAGGCTGATTTCCACCCAGTATTCGTTGGTGATGAACGCGGAAAACTGCTGGAGACCAGGGGCACCGAAGTGGACCCACATCGCCGCGCTCGTATGATCCGACTGGCCCACCAGTACGGCTGGGATATCTCTGACTTCCAAGGGGAACTGCTGTGAGTACTTACAAACTGCACCCGCTACACACCGTCGAGTTCATTGCCGAGCAACTGCGTTGCAATGGCTCGTTCGACACCGAGCGCTGCACTGGCCGTACAACGGCGCAGGCACTGAAGGCCCTGGCGCACGCCATCGAGAGCCCCGGTGTGGAGATACCACTGCGAGATCACCACGACAGCACCGGAGCACATGCGAACCTGCGCGACGCAGTACGCCGTATCGCTGACGCGCTGGGTCTGGAACACATTTACACACACGTGCGCGGTAGCCGCATCCCTACGGTCGTGTTCGAGAAGCGCCAGGGCACCGCCAGCGTGCCGCCTGTATCCGCAGGTAATTCCCCGGCAGAACTTCTGATGCCCCGGGCACCAGCGCCATGCGGCTGTAGCTTCGGTGTGTGCACCTGCAAACGGTCATTGTAAGGAGAACCAGTTATGCTCGAATCCCATTTGCGCACCCAGGCATGGGCCGGTGCCGGGGCTAAGCCCACCGGGGTCATGCACATCGACTTGGAGACGCAGAACAAACCGTACTTCGGTGCGGTTGCGTCCCCACGGCATCCCGACAACTACGTCGTGGCAGTAGGCTGGGCGGTGGACCACACCCCGTACAGCGGCACCGTACAGTACAGCTACTTCAACTCCAAGGCTGAAGCGGCTGACTGGTTCCACATCCCTGACGATGTGTGGCTCATCGTGGCCCACAACGCCGCGTACGAAATGGACTGGTTCCTGCACGATGCCCGCGAGAAGTTCGAGGCATTCCTGCGACGAGGCGGGAAGGTGTATTGCACCCAGTACGCCCACTATCTGCTATCGAACCAGCAGGACACGTACCCGGCGCTGAGCGATATCGCTCCGCTGTATGGTGGTACTCCGAAGGTGGATGGCGTGAAGGCACTGTGGGACGCTGGCGTGCTCACTGCCGAAATTGACCGCGACCTGCTGATCGAGTACCTGGCCGGGCCATCGGGCGACATCGACAACACTCGCAAAGTGTTCTACGGCACGTATGCCAAGCTCGTGGAGCGCGGCATGTTCAAGATGGCCATGACCCGCATGGACGGCCTGATCTTCAACGCCATGGCGATGCACTCTGGCCTGAAGGTGGACCGCGACTTGGCATTCGCTCAGCTCAAGATTCAGGAGAAGCGCCTGACCGAGCTGCTCACCCAGTTCCAGGCGCACCGTGCGAACTTCCCTGAGCAGGCTGTGTTCAAGGAATCGAGTGCGTTCCACATGTCGGCGTGGCTGTACGGTGGCCCACTGAAGTACAAGGCCCGCTTGCCGTACAGCTACGACGGAAGCCCCGAGCAGTACGTGAAGGCCGACTTCTACCGCTTCGCTGATGGTAGCCGTTACCAATGTGACATCTACGATGCACTGACGCCAGAGTTCCGAGCGCAGCAGGACTTCGAACGTGGGCCTCGGGAGGTGTACAGGGCTGGTAAGAACAAGGGCAGCCCGAAGGTGTTCCGCGAAGACACCGATGAGGTGAAGCTGAAGTGGTGGGATCAGGTGTTCGAGTGCCCCGGACTCGTAGACCTGCACCTGCTGCCGAAGGAGTTCGCCCAAGGGTTCATGGAAGACTGGACCGGCAAGCGTAAGCTGGCAGATGGCAGCCCTGTCATCAGCACAGCAGGCGAGCCTATCCAGGCACTGGCCAAGCGCAAGGAGTTCAGCGAGTCTGTGCGCCTCGTGCTGGAAGGCCTGTGCGAGTTCGCGAAGCTGGACAAGGACCTGGGCACGTACTACCTGCGTGAGGAGTGCGACGAAGAAGGGAACGTCATCAAGCAGGCTGGCATGCTCCAGTACCTGAACGAGAACGACTTCGTTAACCACAACCTGAACGCCACCAGCACGGTGACCACCCGCCTCAGTTCGAACAAGCCGAACTTCCAGAACTTGCCTCGGGGTAACACCTCCGACGTTAAGAAGATGTTCGTTAGCCGGTTCGGGGACCAGGGCTGTATCATCGAGGCCGACTACTCTGCGCTGGAAGTGGTGACGCTGGCCGCGTTCTCCAAGGACAAGGAGCTTATCAACGCACTGGTCAACGGTATCGACATGCACTGCCTGCGACTCGCCGGCCAGCTGAACGAGCCGTACGAGTCCGTGCTGCTGAAGTGCAAGGACCAGACGCACCCGGATCATAAAGAGTACGACCGGATGCGTACCGACATCAAGCCGAAGGCGTTCTCGTATCAGTACGGGGCCACGGCATATGGTATCGCGTTCAGCACTGGCTGCTCGGTCGAAGAAGCCCAGGCCTTCATTGACGCCGAGAAGAAACTGTTCCCCGATGTGGAGCGCTGGTACAGTGAATGCGTGTTCCCGCAAGTTGAAGAGAGCACTATCCGCAAGCGCGAAGAAGTGTTCAACGCGCAGGGTGTTCCGTACTGGCGACTGTACGGTGTCGGCACTTGGCAGGCGCCGGGTGGGACAACCTACGAGTTCCGTCAATGGCCCAAGACTGTGTGGGCTGACGGCAAGAAGGTCGAGGTCATGCAGTACAAGCCTACGCAGATGCGCAACTACCCTATTCAGGGGGAGTCGGGCTTCTTCGTACAGGGCATGTGCGGCCAGGTAATGCGTTGGCTGGTGGATCAGAACTTCTTCCGGGATGCTGATGGTAACCCGCTGGTATACATCATCAACACGGTGCATGACGCCATCTACCTCGACTGCCACCTGAGCGTGCTTGATGTGGTGGCCGAGAACCTGCAACGGATCATGGAGGACTTGCCGAACTTCTTTAGCCAGCGACATGGCTACGACCTGGGCGTACCGTTCCCGGCTGCGGTCGAGTTCGGTGCCACCATGTTCCACAAGATTCACTGGCACAAGGGGGTGCTTGATGAAGTAGGTGTCTGGAAGGAAGTTCCGAATAAGGCTGACCCGACAGTCTTGGAGCGAAAGTACTTCCCATCCGCTCGGGAACAACTGGCCGCTCAGCATGCCGAGATCAAAGCGATCATCGAGCAGGCTGAAGCGCTGGCAGCGTGACACTCGACGACCTCAAGCGGATGCAAGCGCAACCCACTGGCCCGGATATGACTGAGCTAGTGAAGCGTCCGATGAGGAAGTTGAGCGCAAGTTTCAAGAGTACATGCGCCGTCAGGTGCGTTCATTAAGCCGCGATATGTGGCACTGGAAGGAGTAACATCTATGAGCATCAATCTCGCTGATCTGCAAAACCTCGTAAACGTCGCCATGGAAACCGGTCCCGACATGACCGAAGTTCAGGCAGGTGGCGGTGCCCGCAAGGAGCTACCTGTAGGCCCGTGCCTGGGCTACCTCGTCGGCTACGTCGAGCGCGGTGCGCAACCTCAGTACCACCAGGGCAAGCTGAAGGAAGGCCGTGGTGCGTATCAGGATGAGGTGCAACTGAGCCTGGCACTGTACGGTGAGGGCATCGAGAACGCGGACGGCACCCCGTACATCGAGCACCTGTACCCATTCGCGAACTCCCGCACCACGAAGTCGAATGCGTACAAGAACTTCGCCACCATGAACTGGCAGAACAACAAGACCCACTGGATTCAGATGGTCGGCAGCGGGTTCCTGTTCGAGGTGGTGAAGAAGAAGTCGGAGACCACCGGCAAGGAGTACACCTGCATCGACCTGAGCAAGACCCGCCCACCGCTGGACCCGCTGACCAAGCGTCCGTACCCAATGCCCGAGTTCCCAGAGAAGGCCCTGCGTGTGTTCTTGTTCGACGCCCCGCAGTTGGCGCACTGGGAACTGCTGCCGGAGTTCACTCAGAACGACATCCTGGGCGCGAACAACTTCGCAGGCTCGGCGCTGGAGCAGATGCTGCTGACCGCTGGCAAGAACACCAAGCACAAGCCGCGTGAGCAGAAGGCCGCCACCGGTGCTGCTAAGGCGAGCGAGTCCGGTGCAGCCGGCCCTGATTCGGGTGCCGCTGGCCCGGATGGCAACACCCCAACCGCAGAGCAACTGGCAGCCCTGAATCGCGTCCTGAGCGCCGAAGATGCGCAGCGTGTAGCTGACGCTCCGTTCGAAGGTGGCACTGTGGTATCGCCTGCAATGCCTGGCATGGACGACGCCTAATGGACGTTCTGGCACGCCTGGGAATCGACGCCCAGGCGCTGCCGGACCAGTGGGCCGCTAACGTGCAGCCTGGGCGCACCCTCATTACTGATGGTGATGGCCCAGCGTACGTGATCGCCGCAACGGTTAAGCGGCTGGACACTGCAATCCGGCGGTATCAGCAAGAAGTACTGAGCCAGATGTACCTGTCAGAAGCTCAGTGGTGCCAAGTGCACCTGACAAGTTCCCGGTGTGAGAAGTTCGACCGGCACCGTGTGCTCGCTGTGAAGCCGTACCAGGGCCAGCGGAAGTCGAAGGACAAGCCGCCGCTACTGGAGCCACTGCGCGAGGCGTTGACCCTGCCACAGAACTGGCTGCCCGAGTTCACCGTGGAGCTACACCGGGACATCGAGGCGGATGATGCCATGATCATTGAGGCGCACCGCCTGGAAGATAAGGGCGTTATCCGCAGTGATGACAAGGACCTCCGATGCACGCCATGGCTGTACCACTGCACGAGCCTGGAGCAGGTGCAAGGGGCCATGCCGATTGGCTACATCGACGAGGCGTTCACTCCTGCCGGGCACCGCAAGATGGTCGGCCAGGGTCCCTTGTTCTTCTGGTTGCAGATGCTCATGGGCGACTCGGCGGACAACGTGCAGGGCCTGCTGAAGCTGGACGGCAAGGCATGCGGCATGGTCGGGGCATTCCACGCACTGCGCGAGATGAACACGGTCAGCGAGGCGGCGAACTTCGTTATTGACGCGTACCGCAAGATCGAGCAGAACGTGATTGCCGAGGGCTGGTTGCTGCACTTGCTGCGCAGCCGGGACGACAACTTCTGGAAGTACGCACATAGTTGCGGACTCAGCCAGATCAATCAGGAGTACATGCAGTGGTGCGCAAAGCAGAAGTGGCGAATGCTCCCGCACGAGCGCCGGGACTTCGAAAACGGCAAGTGGACTAGCGAAGTGTACGAGGTGTAGCATGGGAAAGAGCATCCATAGCTGGTCCGGGGATGAGCAGGCCCCGCACAGCTTCTTCGTAGAGGAAGTGCCGCACCAGTTCATGCTGGATTGCGTGTACAAGGGGCCAAGTGGTCAAGTTGATCGACGCATCGAGTTCGGACAGAACGATGTGTGGGAGAACATGCTGGCCGAAATCCGTGTAAGTATGGAGGCGGAGTATCGTGAGCTATTCAATCTCCCACCTGCGTAAGCTACCGCGAACTAGCATGCCGAGCTGGAAAGCGAAGCATCTCAAGAACGAGCAGGGCGGTTTGTGCCTACTGTGTGGGCAGCCAATTGACCTGACCATCAAGGGTGAAGGGGCCATCGACCATGACCACAATACTGGTGAAATCCGGGGTGTACTCCACCGATCATGTAATGCGGCTGAGGGCAAGGTTGCTAACGCTGCTGGGCGGTGGGGCGCAAAATCCATGGACTATGCCGCTATCGTACCTTGGCTCCGTAACCTCCTTGCGTACCTCGACCGGCCCGGCGTCGGCCTCGTGTACCACGACCACAAGACCGATGACGAGAAACGGGAAGCGCGTAACGCCAAGGCGCGCAAGCAACGAGCCAGCGCTAAAGCCTCCGGTGTCGTCCGCGCTCGCCGCGCTGCTAAGCCGATCGGTAGCTAAGCATGAACATCCAGGCGTTTCGACTGGGTGATGTAGTCGCACACAACTACGGTGGCGGCGAGATTGTACTGTGGCAGCCAAGGAATGGCGACCGATTTGATTGTCAATGCGTGCGGGTGTCAGCGAAGAAGCTGAAACGCAAGCTAAAGAAATTCCTGAGGAAGATGAAATGACACGCTACGTTCGAATCGATCTGACAAGTGAGCACCGCAACATGGAGACGGAGCGCCTGAATCTCCCGCTCTATACCGGTCCACGCTATGAGAATCCGCGCAGCTTTACCGTCCGGGATGGTTGCGCCGTCGTAACCGACTCGCTGGGTGAGACCTACTACCACCCACTCCACACCATTGCCCGAATCAAGGAGGTCTGCTAATGCGCGGAACACTCATGCGCTTGTTCTCGAATGAACAGCACCAGGCCGTACTGTCCAATCATAAGTGCAACGTGAAGGCTGCCAGTGCGTACAACAAGCTGCTCCCTGATGACAGCCCGTACGAAATCACCCGTCAGAACGTGAAGTACTGGCGCATCATCTTCGGTGGCGAGAAGGTGAACATGGCCAAGGCTGACCGCTCCCTGAAGGCCGACCGCAAGATCATCAATCCAGAGCCAGTGACCCCGGACCAAGTGTTCGATCCGAACCGAGAGTACAAGCGCATTCTCGTGATCCCGGACCAGCACTGCCCGTACATGCACCCGGACGCCTTGGACTTCCTCGTGGCAGTGATTGCCCAGGTCAAACCGGAACTCACGGTGAACCTCGGTGACGAGACTGACTACCACGCCCTGAGCTTCCACGACAGCGACCCGAACCTCGACAGCGCCGGTACCGAACTGGAGAAGGCCAAGGTCCAGTTGGCCAAGCTGGCGAAGATCGCACCGCACCAACTGGTGTGCGACTCGAACCACGGCAGCATGGTATTCCGGAAGGCGAAGCATCACGGCATCCCGGTCCAGGCCCTGCGCACTTACCGCGAAGTCCTGTTCCCGAACGGCGGTGGCGAAGGCTGGCACTGGGCCGAGTCCTGGCGTGTGCGGACCCCGGCTGGCGAAGTCCTATTCAAGCACCAGGCATCCGGCCCGATCCTGTCGGACGCGGCGCACAACGCGTGCAACCTCATGGTCGGACACAGCCACGGCAACTTCAGCATCGAGTACAGCGCTTCGAGCGCGCACCTGTACTGGGGCGCGTACTCCGGTTGCCTGATCGACAAGGACAGCTATGCGTTTGCCTACGGCAAGCACTCGCTGCGTAAACCGATCCTGGGCTGCACGATCATCGTGAACGGCCTGCCGCACTTGATCCCGATGCGTCTCGATCATGAAGGACGTTGGGTGGGGAGTTTGTAATGGCTACTATAAAAGCGGGTGACCGCGTTCGCTATATCGGGGATGGGTTCGTAGGTGTGGAGTTCGGGACAGTAAATAGCGTGACTGCCAGTGCTGGCCCCGATGTAGTGGATGTAACCTTTGACGTTCGATCAGACGGGCCGTACCGCTGCTTCTCGGATTCCTTGCAGTTGATTCCAGCGGTACAGCCCGAACCACCGGTACCTGCCACATTGGAGACGATCTATCCAGACGGTAATCCAAAGTCGGTGCAGGGCGCGAAGAAGTACGACCTGATGTACCTCCCGCTGCCTGCCAAGATCGAAGTGAACCGCGCCCTCGAAGACGGTGCGAAGAAGTACGGTAAGGCGAACTGGCGCGAAACCGGTGTATCCACAACGGTATACCTGAATGCTGCCATGCGGCACATGGACCAGTACAACGAGGGCCAAGAACGGGCCGAGGACTCGAACGTGCACAACCTCGGCCATGCGATGGCATGCCTGGCCATCATCATTGACGCCGCCGCCAACGGCAAGCTCATCGACGACAGGCCGCACCCATGCGTGGACACCGATGCACTCCTGAAGCGGTCGTAACGTACCGCGTAACCGTGGCGGTGCCTTCGGGCATCAGCCGCGACACACCGAAGATGGATGCTGCGGCATTCATCCCGGAAATCATCCAGGCAGTAGACCAGCGCTGTGCGCCGCTCGAAGTCCTGAACATCGACGTAGAAGAGGTTGAGCACGATGTCCAATACTAAAGCACCAGATGTGCACAAGGAAACCGAGCGTACTGTATACGCTTGCATGGAAACCGGAGCGTTCGAGCAGGCCGGTGTAATCATGCAGGAGTACGAGGCGCAGTACCCGAACGAGTACGAAGCGCTGCGTCTGAAGTTGGTCCGGGACTACGGTAAGGAAGTGTAATGAACAACCGAGAGCGCCAGCTTGAGCTGGAGATGAAGGCCGACGCGGCAGCCCAGGCTGACCGACTGAAGCAGTTGCAAGAGCAGGCGCTCTCCGGTGACGCCACCATGCCGAGGGCTAGTCGCTTCATTGCTCAGGCGTACAATACGGTCCGTGAGTCGTTCGTGGCAGCTGGTGCACAGCGAACCCGTGGGCGGGCTGCAAAGTATGCGAACTGGGTGCGGGCGCTTGACCCAGGAGTGGCAGCAGTCATTGCACTGCGCGAGGTCATCAACACATGCGCAGGTGAACGGCAGGAGCCAATTACTGTGCAGGTTCTGGCCAGTAAGATCGGGCGTCTGTACGAGCTGGAAGTGCGGGTCAAGGAAGCTGAAACCGTGAACCCCGTGTACATGGGGAAGGTGCACGACCAGATCAAGGAACGAGGCACCACGAACCAGAAGCACATCGCAGGCGTGTACCGGCATGCGTATCAGGAAGTCATGAAAGGCTTCGGTGAGGAGCCGCTGAGTACTAGCGAGCACATCCAACTGGGTAAGGTTGGGCTGCAAGCCGTGATAGATGCCGGTGTCATCAACATGGTCAAGACCGCCAACGAGCGGGGCAAGCTGTTCTATTACGAACTACACCCCGATGTGGAGCAGTACCTGACCAGCTACAGCGAGCGCGATGTGCAGGACCTGCGAGACCCTCACGCCATGCTCATGCTGTGCCCACCAGACCCGTGGGATGGGCTGGTTGGCGGCGGGTACCTGAGCAACCGCCGCAAGGTATCGTGCCAGTTGATGTCGCTCACAAGGGTGCGCAGGTCTGAGCACAAACGCCTGCGCGAGGTGTTCGTGCCTGAGAACATGCCCAAGGTATTCCAGTGTGCCAACTACCTACAGGCCACCCCGTTCTCCCTGCACAAGCCAACCCTGGATGCCATCCTTAACGTGTGGCAGACCGGCGGTACCGTTATGGGCATGCCGCAGCGGGAGAAGCCCGAGAAGCCGGAGTTTCCGCTCCCGGCTGACTGGGTGCGGGCGAGCGCGACCCAGGCCGAGCAGGACC